TTATTTGATATATTTAGATTGTAATTTGCAATAGGTTATCGCTAAAGGATAAAAAAAAACCTCAAGCAATTAAGCCTGAGGTTTTTTTCTGTTGCTAGCTTTAACTAGTTTATAAAACGGTCGTATGCATCGGTTTCGCAGTCCCAATGTGGTTCTTCGTCGCACATCTCAGAAAGATATAAAGCAAGCATTACATCCTCATCTTGTGGCAACTGCTCGCAATACTCACTTAAAGGCAAGTCAAGGCTTGGCAAGTCGGTAAGACTAAATCCAAAATCAGATTCAAAGTCTTGTAGTATTGCGTTTTGTTCGTCTTGTGCTAGCTTGTCGTTTATTATTGATTGGCTGTCATTTATTGTTATAGTATTTAACATGTGTTTGTCCTTTGTTTTGTTAAGTGTTAATTTTGCCATTTTTTGGCTGATATATATTAATGATAGGATTTAAGCGATTGCAAGCGTTTATTTATTATTGAGCTATCTTGAGCGTTATGACCTTTTTTATTGACGTAAAAAAAAGTCAGGTCAACGTAAAATGACAATGTCAAACCGTTATCGACGGGGACGGCGTATATATATGTACCCTCCATAAATTTTTTACCCCATTTTCTACAAAGGTATAGCATTCGCATAGCAACCCTATTGCCATCGCATAGCACTGCTATTGCGACTGCATGTAAACCTTAGGTTTAGTTAGGACTATATTAGATTTATTAATATAAGGTTTGTACTTAAGGTTTATAAACCTTAGGTTTATACCACCTAAACAGAAAGAAAGGAATAATTATGGCGTATGAACAAAAAGACATGACAGGTTCTATATTTACTAACGCTGGTAAACAAAAAGAAAACCAACCAGATTTTACAGGCTCTTTTAAAATTAAGGGTGTTGTATACAATGTAGCAGGTTGGAAGAAACAGTCAGCAAAAGGTCTAGAATATGTCAGCTACAAGGTAGAGGAAAAAGAAGAAAAGTTACCATTTTAAGTGATAGTAACCTGCAAAGGAAAGGAGTTTGAACAGTATGAACTCGATGAGATTAAAGCTGTTGGAATTAAAACAGTCGAAAACTGGCGTGATGCAAAGATTGGTGATTGGATACGGACTCATGATAGTAAGGTTATTAAAGTTATTGGAAGGCGTAAAAGGGTTTTTACTGGGAAGCGCAAACCGATTACTTTTATACGCACAGGTTATGGAGAAACACCAACCTACCGAAAAAAAATCTATGCACTTAGACAAAAAGATTGGGGAGGAGAAGATGACCTCAACAAGCAATATGTCAGAGATGTACCAGCTACTACACTTCAAAAACAGTTCGCAGACTACATTTCCAAAAATGGAAAGCTGGACAAGAACGGTAAGTTCAATACAGAATCTATCGTCGATGCCTACATGTACGCTTTCAGCGACAACAATCCCAAACAGTCACTTAAAAGAGGTCTTAGAATTTTACGCAAAAAACATATCGTTGATAGGATTAACATGAATATAAGAGAAACCTTATTAGAGCATGGTATGGATGATGATTGGGTTGCCAGACAATACAAAGACCTTGTAGATTCAGGCTCTGGTGTAGCTAAACTAAATGCGTTAAATCGTGTGTCTGATTTGTTAGGTCATTCTAAAAAAGAAAAAGAAGAAAAGACGCAAAACATTATCATGATTTCAGATGGTGATAAGAAGCTATTAGCAGAAGCACGTAAAGAACTTTCTGATAAAGATATTGGTAAGTTGATGCATATTGTTAAGAATAAAGGAATTGATGGTGTACTTGAAGCGCAAGATACCAAAGTTGACAATATCGGTTGAGATTGATGATTCAAAAGCTGGTATAATAAACTTAGATGGAAAAGATTTATTGGTGGAACCCAAACTCAATGAGTTTATTTTAAGTATTTTAGAAGAGAATGACGACTTGCAATCACGTTTAGATTACTATGAAAAATATATAACAGGAGCTGGAGATGCGTAAATTATATTCTACAGGGCAAGCAAAGTTCACAGATGGCAGTTCTCGCTTAAAAACTACATTAGGGAAAGTAAGAAAATGGAAAAAAAAGAAAAAAAAGGTGTCAATCAAGAAATTAAAGAGCTAATTTCAAATAGACTTGATACAGGTCAAAAGAAATACAAGCAAGATGTTCCTGTAAATGACCATAGAGAATACACGCAAGAAGCATTAGAGGAACTCCTTGATGCTTGTGTCTATCTCAGCGCTGAGATTTTACGAATGAAACGACTTAAGGAAGATGCAACTAGAATACACGGTTGAAGAACGACAAGCATTAATGAAGAGAATGTATCTTGATATATTCTTTTTTGCTAAGTTTATATTAGGAGACCCTAAACTTCCTATGCACCATCATGTGCGTAGTAAATCCCCACAATTTCATAAAGATATTGTAGCTAAGTTGTTAAAATTAAATGCTGGAGACAAATTAGCAGTTGTTGCTCCTCGTGGTCATGCAAAGTCTACCCTTATCAATCTTATATACCCATTGCACAGAATTCTATTTGGAGAAGAAAAGTTTGTACTATTGATATCCGAATCAGAAAAACAATCAAAGTTTTATTTAGAAACTATTGGCAACGAGGTAGAATTTAATGAAAAGTTAAAATACTTCTTTGGAGATAGAAGAGGTAGGATATGGGGTAAAGAAGAAAAAGAATTTATATCAGGATTTGATGAAGAAGGTTTACCTAATAGTTATTGTAAAGTATTAGTTAGAGGTACAGGTCAAAAGGTTCGTGGTTTAAAGTACGGTGCTTATCGACCTACCTTAACGATTATTGATGATGGTGAGGGGGAACGAAATACAGCAACGCAAACACTTCGAGACCAGTTTAGGTCTTGGTTAAATGGTGCAGTTGTAGCAGGTTCACAAGATTCAAAGTTAATATTTATTGGAACTATTGTTGACGAAGACTCGTACCTTAATCGTATAGCTGGACCACGTGCATACGACAGAAAAGGTAAGAAAAAGATTAAAGGTTGGGATAGTATGTTCTTTCAAGCTATTCTACAAGAGAACGATGCAGGGTTTTTTAGTGCTAGTGGTAAAGAAATTTTAGATAAAAATGGTAAACCTAAAGTGCTTTGGGAAGATTACCGACCTTATAGCTGGCTTATAGAAGAAAGAGATAGATTAGTTTCAGAAGGTGATGTAGCTTATTTTTATCAAGAATATCAAAACATACCAATGGATGACAGCTTCCGTGTATTTAAAAAGGAAGATATAAACTATTGGAGTGGTCATTTTAAGAATGATAATGATTTTTCTATTGTTTCTGTAGAGAATGAAGATGAGATATGGGATATACCTGTAAATGTATTTATGGGTGTTGACCCTGCTTCAAGTGAAAATGTTAAAGCTGACTTTTCTGTTATTATGGTGATTGCTGTCGATATGGATAATAATATATATGTTATTGACTATCACAGGGGTCAAATGACACCAATGAACTTAGCAGACAAGTTATTTGAAATGATAGAATTTTATAAACCAAAACTTATCAATATTGAAGAAACAGGTCATGTTATGTTGTCTGACTATATGATGCGTGAATCTAAAAAGAAAGGTAAGTTTTATAATATTAATCCTAAAAAAGCTATTAAAAGTAAATTTTACAGGATTAAACAACTACAACCATATTTTGCAAGTGGTGCAATGTTCTTAATGGATAATCATTGGGAGCTTGAGCAAGAGCTTTTAAATTTTAAAGAACATGGTAGTTTCAAAAAAGATACACTAGATGCATTGCGATGGGCAATAGATGATATATATGCTCCTCGTCATGGATACGATGAAGATGGAATACAATACAAAGGTGTTTCAACCTTCCGTGGTGTTGATTGGGAAACTGGCGAAACTATATTTGCATAATATAGATTTTTATAGGTAATATATAGTAACATGATAAGTCTAAAAAATATACGTCTTGATGATTTAAAACCATCTGACGTAAATGAAGAGTATATTTATTATCAATCATCAGCCGAAGAACATAAATTTCAAATGGCAGAAGATGAAGAATTTTATTTAGGTTTACAATTAACGCAATCTCAAAAAGATTACTTAGTATCTGTTGGGCAACCTCCTGAAGCTAATAATAAAATTAGACCTGCTGTGGAGCAAGTGCTTTCTAATGTTGCAGGTTCCAGTCCAGAATGGGATGTACGTCCTACTGGTAAAACAGATTCGGAAGTTGCTTTTATATATAATAAACTTTTAGATAAGATATGGTATGACTCTGACGGTGATAGACATTTTAGAAGTATAGTAAAAGATTTTACAGTAAAAGGGATTGGGTATATGTATGTATATCCTGATTGGCAGTCTGAGCAAGGTAGAGGTGGTATAAGAGTAAAACGAGTTGCTCCAGAAAATATTTATGTAGACCCTAATTGTACTGACCCATTTTTTAAAGATGCTAGTTCAATAATCTTATCTGATACAAGCACAAAGTCAGCAATGAAAGTTATGTTCCCTGATTACGCTGATGAGATAGAAGAAGCTAACGAAGATTATAGAGATGACGATTATGCTACCTCTAAATACAATCGTGATGATATTATAAGAAGTGCAGATGTAACAGATGACGGACAGCCAAAAGTTAGAAGATATATACGCTGGTCTAAAGTAAATGAAGAACAAGTTCTATTAACTGACAATCTTACTGGTAAACAAAAATCTTTCACTAAAGAAGAATATGATGAGTTTAAAAAATCAGAAAGATATAAAGCGTATATTAAAGAAAATCAAGTAGACGAAGAAAAAATATTTGTAACAAGAGTTCGTGAAACATTTGTTGTTGGCGATATAATGATTTATGATATTGTTTTACCGATTGAAGATTATCCTATAGTACCTGCTTGTAATGAGCATAATGGAAATCCATATCCCGCTGGAGATGTAAGGCATGCTAAAACTCCACAAAGAATGTTAAACAGAACAGAAGCTTTACTTATTTCGCATGCAACAAGTACAGCAAGTTTTAAATTAATTTATGAAGACGGTGCTATAGACCCAGAAGAATTAGAAAAATGGTTTGTACCAAATGCTATCATACGTGCTAATCCATCTGCTTTAAGAGAAGGAAAGATAAAAGAATTATCTCCACCTGCAATTAGTAGTCAGTTGTACGTAGAAAAACAACGTTATGAAACTGACATAGAAACTGTTTTTGGTGCTTACAAATTTCAACAAGGAAATCCTTCAGGAGCTGTTGGAACATTTGGAGAAGCAAGAATTTTAGATGAAGCTTCTTCAAGAAAACAAAACTGGAAGATTTTGCCTGTATATGATATGCTTACTAATGTTGGTAAGATTGTATCAAAATATATTCCTTATGTATATGATAAGGAAAGAGTTCTTAGAGTAATGAATCCTCTTGGAATTGAAAAAGAAATGAAAATTAATGTTCCTGTAATAAATGATTATACACTCGCTATTGAACGTATGTATGATGTAACGACTGCTGAAGTTGATATTCGTGTAGTTATAGGTAGTACTCGTTCTAAGAGTCCTACAGCAGACCTTGCAAAAGATATTCAGTTATTGCAAGCTGGTATATATGACAAAGCACAGGTTATTATGGGATTACAAGGAGATGTAGATAAAAGTGCGCTTATGGCTCGTATGAGTGAGATTGGACAACTTAGAGCGCAAAATCAACAACTTCAAAAACAACTACAAGCTATGACTGGAGACTTGCAAACTAGAGAACGTGAATTGTTCCATACAAAAATGAGAGCAGAAATCTCTGAAGCAACAAAACCAGTACAACAAGCAGTTAGTAACTTGAGGGCAACAGCTAAGAATGAAGAGAGAAAGCAGAAACAAATGACACAAGATACAGCTATGGATTTAGCTGGATTGACGAATACGGTTAACTCACAACCTCAGGCTCCTGCACCTTCTGAAGAACAGATGGGTATAGGATAACCAAAAATAGGAAACGGAGCATCGAATGTCTGATAACACGACAAATGAAACACAGATAGTTAAAGATGATAACCTGATGAGCGCATTAAGTAAATTTAATGAAGGCGTAACAGGCTCAGAAGAAACTGAAGTGGTAGAAGAACCAACGACTGAAGAAACTGCACAGCTTTCTGAAGAAGAAATAACTGAGCAAGAAGAAGCTGTTGAAGAAGTAAAAAAATGGTTAATTGATAATAAATTTGAAGATAGTGAAGAAGGTCGCCAAAAGCTAGCTGATGCATATAAAAATGTGCAAAGCGCAAAAGATAAAGCAGAAGGAGAACTTCGTAATAAATCTTCAAAATATGAAAAGCTTGATAAACTTGATGAATGGTTAAAAAACAATCCTAATATTGTAGAAATGTTGCAAAAAGAAGCTGAAAAGCAGGAAGTAAATGGACCACCTGAAAAACCTGAAGATTATGATTTAATGGAAGAATCTGTACAAGGTTCTCCTTCTAATCTTTGGAGAAAAGAATATGACGAGTGGTTGATTGAACAAGGTGCAAAAAAAGCTATGCAACAATTTGAAACTGTTCGTCAAAAAGAAAATGCTATAAAAGCACAAGAAGCTGAAATCAATGAGCTTAAATCTTTAGGCATGACTGATGAAGAAATAAAATCTTTTTATGGATTCATGCAAAGTCCTGAAAATGTTACGACTTCTAATATGGTAAAGGTCTGGAAGGTTCTGAATGAAAAAGAAAATAATAATGCAGAATCCTCTTCAGATGTTAAGACAAATGATTCAAAAAAGGTTTTGGAAATGGAAAAGGTACAAAGTGGCGCTTCAGTTGAAGGCAAGCCTACTCCTGCTAAAAAACCTCAAGAAAAAGAATTAGATGACTTTATGAAGGGGCTAATGCAATTTAGCAAATAACCCTAAAATAAAGGAGTATGTAATATGCCAAATACATACGGTTCTGGAACTGCGACACAGTTTTCAGACGGAACACAAAGGCAAGTACTCGAATTAGGTCCAAAGATTTATTATTACAATGAGTCTGTAACACCTTTGCTATCTATATCTGGTCGTGCAGGGACAGTTGGAACTCCTGTACCGATTTTTGAATGGATGGAAGATGAGTACTTTATGAAAAGAAGTGTCAAAATTGACACTACATCATCTGACCTCTCTGATACTGCAACTGCTGGTATCAATGGAGATAATACTGTTGTTAAATTAAGAAGGCAATCGCAAGTAGAAGCATTTGAAGTCGGTGGGATTTATAGTGCATCAGTTTCTGGTAGTTCTTTAGATACTGCTGTTACTCACTTAATTTGTGTAGCAATAGGTAAAGATGTTAACATTGCAAGTCCAACAGATAAACATGTTCAGTTCTTAGGAGCGCATGCACATGCTAGCTTAGATGCTTATAATGTAGAAGCTACTGCTGATGGTACTGACTTAATTGTTGCTAATGGTTCTGGTGTACTTACACTAACTTACGTTGCAACTGCTGGTCAGTTTTATGATAACGGTACTGCAACAACTTACTATGGAAATAATCCTATGGGATTTGGCGAAGTTAATTTTGCTGATGCCGATTATTTCATGGTAGCTGGTGGTTTGGGTGCTTACGCTGAAGGTGCTTCAGTAGGTTCTGAGACTCGTAAAAAAGTACGTAGGCTCAAGAATTGTACTCAAATCTTCCGTGAGCCTTACACAATTACTCGTACTGCAAGGGTATCTGAGCAGTATGGTGGTCCAGAACTAGCAAGACTACAAGCTCGTAAACTTGCACAAATCAAAGTAAATGTAGAGCATGCAATGCTTTTCAATGGAGCTATCAGTCTTGATTCAAGTTCTGCTAATCCAAAGAGAACATTTGCAGGATTTGGTGTAGGTGGAAGTGCTGGTGTTATTCAAACTAACAATGCTGATATTGATTCTTCATTGCAGTTGAACAACTCTTCTGGTACACTTGATAACTTTGACAATGTAGTAGAACATATTTTCCAAGACACAATGGATGGTTCAATGGAAAAAACAGTTTTTGCATCTAATAAATGGATGTTAAAGCTAACTGCTATGGTTAGAGCAGGTAATGCTAGCTCAATCAATACGATGATGGGCGAAGAAATAGTTGCTGGCGTAAGAGTCCTAGAATATATGGGACCTGTCGGTAAGCTTAACTTCATACCTCATCCTATGATGAAAGGCGCTTACGAAGATTACGCTTTAGCTGTTGACTTTAATAACTTCGATGTACGTACTCTTGCTGAATCTGATTTCCAGCTTCGCAGAGATATTGTACAAGATGGTAGTGACGGTCAAACAGATGAATGGTTAGTTGAGGCTGGTCCTGAGATTCGTCAGGAACAAACTCACGCAATCATGAAGCTTGTCTAAAAAAGTTTATGGGGGTAGTTTTATCTACCCCCAATAAACAGAAAGTGTACTATGACTGATTCAGAAAAGAAAAAATTAAAAAAATATAGACTTACAGGTTTAAACAAACCTAAAAGAACACCAAATCATCCTACTAAAAAAGCTATAGTAGCTGTTAGGACTAAGTCAGGTAATATAAAAATAATACGTTTTGGTGCGCAAGGAATGGGTCA